ACGCCGGAGCAAGACAAAGCTCTTCGTGCATTGATCGCAAAACTGTGCGATACTTACAAAATCACAAAGGTGAGTGGACACAATGAATACGCTTCTAAAGCTTGCCCTGGGTTCGCTGTTACAAAATGGCTTGGAAAAACGTAAGGAGATGAAGATGGGATCGAATGAGGTAGGCGGTGTCATTAGGGCCTTGGTGTCGGCCCTGGGCGGTTATCTTGTGGGGCAGGGCCTAGTGGACTCTGAAACCGCAATGACGATTGGCGGGGGTATCACAACGATTGCAGTGGCGTTTTGGTCAATCTACTCCAAACGCAAGGCATGATTGGCTAAACTGCTCGGATGGTGTAAGGTCATAGCAGACACAGGGGTAAAGCCATGGCCGGATTGACGTACACCACCTACAAGACCCAGATCGCGCAGATGGCGGTTGTGGCGGAGGATGACGTGAACTTCTTGGCAATACTGCCAATGATGATTGACTACGCCAACCTTCGCATCTGCCGCGATCTGGATTTTCTTTCAACTTCAGTGTCTCTGCATGGCGCTGGATACCAACTAACAACTGGAAATCGTAACCTGTCTTTCTCACAAGATTTAGGCAGCGGCACATCATTTGTGGTCAGCGAACAAATCAACTTGATCTTGAACGCGACAACACCATACGACCCAGACACGGGAACCCGCGTCCCCTTGATGCCGACCACCAAGGAGTTCTTGGATGCGGTCTACGGGTCGTCATTGTCAGCCAACCGTGGCCAGCCTAAGTACTTTGCGCCGTTCAATGACACACTGTTCCTTGTTGGGCCAGTGCCAGACACGACCTATGCCGTTGAGGTGGTTGGCACCAGCCGTCCCGCGCCGCTGTCTACTACGGTACCGACAACCTTTATCAGCCAGTATTTGCCAGATGTTCTGGTAATGGCGTCAATGATCTACATCTCGGCCTACCAGCGCAACTTTGGCAAGGAAAGCGACGACCCGCAGATGGCGCAGAGTTACGAAAACCAGTATCAGTTGCTCTTGAAATCTGCTGGTGTTGAAGAAGCCCGCAAGAAATTTGAAGGTGCGGCGTGGTCGTCACAATCTCCGGCAACCGTTGCCAGCCCAACGCGAGGCTAATTTATGCCACACGCCAGCCTGAAGCTTATCCCCGGTGTTGATCAGAACCGCACTCCGGCTTTGAACGAGGCCGCTATTTCAGAAAGCAACCTGATCCGCTTTGTGCCGGATCGGCAAGGCATGGGCTTGCCACAGAAACTTGGCGGCTGGACAAAGTTTATCGCAACGACCCAATGGGACACTGTTCGGGCGCTTCACGCATGGTCCGATACAAACACAAACAAATACTTGGGAATTGGCGCAGACACATCCCTGTTTGCCAGCGAAAGTGGCGGCACGGCCATCAACATCTCGCCGCAATACTACACCGCCAACATAACAACCGACTTTACCACTGTAAATGGAAATTCAGCCGTTACTATTGCTGACACAAACTCTAACGTTTCTTCGTACGATTCAATTTACATTCAAACACAAGTCAGCGTAGGCGGTCTTGTGCTGTCTGGCTTTTACGCATGTACTCAAGCTGGCGCAAACACCTACATTATAACCGCAAGAAATGTCATCGGAACATTAATCACAGCCACGGCAAGCGTTGCGAATGGCGGTGCGGTTCCATTGTTTACGACCACCATCAGCCCATCAACACCCACCGTCACGGTCACGCTGGCCGACCACGGCTACACCGCTGGGTCTACTTTTCCAATTTTGGTGGCAACAGACATTGGCGGCATTTCCCTTTACGGGAACTATATTGTGATATCTGTGCTGACCAGCAGCACCTTTACAATTGCCGCATCAAGCGCCCCGCAAAATATTCTTGGCAATGTAATCTCTGCAAGCTGGCTGGCGGGAACGGCCACGATTATTATGAACAACCTTGCAATTGTTCCCATTGGCACTTCAATTGTTGTCGCGGGCATGACCCCCTCCGGCTACAATGGCACATACACTGTAACAGCTTCCTCCGCCGGATCGTTGAGCTATGCAAAAGCAGTAGACCCTGGCGTTGGAACTGTCTTTGGCACGGTTACTGCCGCCGCTGTAACCTATCAAATGAACGGCGGCAAAGCGCGGATCAACTATTATGTCGGCCAACAGGCAACCACACCGCCCGTTGGTTACGGCACTGGAGGCTATGGTTTGGGCGGCTATGGCACTGGAGTTGTGTTTAGCGGCACGGGCAGGATTTACACGGGGGCCAGCATTGTCGGAAACGGCACCACGGCTACTGTGACGCTGTCAACCAGCGTCTATGTTACGCCTAGAACCACACTTGCCATCAGTAGTTCAACAAACTTTGATGGCAACTACACCGTTCTTAGTGCCGCCGCCGGGGTATCAACCAGCACCTTTGTCATATCATCCTCTGCGGCCTTCACCAACACTGGGGCAACCGTTTCCATAACGGTGTGGGGCTTTGAAATGCCCGTGCTAACAGAACCAGATTGGGCGTTGGACAATTGGGGGGAATATTTGATCGCGTCCCCCCACGTTGGCGAAATTTTCTTTTGGAACCCGTCTGACACATCGGGACACGCAACCGTTGTTCCGAATGCCCCACTGGTCAACGAGGGTTGCTTTGTGGCAATGCCAGAGCGCCAGATCATCGCCTACGGGTCCACTTTCACGGGTTTCCAAGACCCGCTACTGGTGCGGTGGTGCGATGTTGGAAGCTTCTCAAACTGGATTGGCACCGTTACAAACCAAGCCGGATCGTACCGCATCCCTAAAGGGTCCAAGGTCGTGGGTGCCATGCAGGGTCCGCAACAAGGCTTGCTGTGGACCGATCTTTCTTTGTGGTCAATGCAGTACATCAACTTGCCTCTGGTTTATTCTTTCAACGAGGTGGCATCGGGCTGTGGTTTGGTGGGCCAGAAGGCAATGGGAACCCTAGCAGGAACCGTCTACTGGATGAGCCAAAGCCAATTCTTCAAACTGTCCGGCAGCGGCGTTGAACCCGTACAATGCCCGATTTGGGATGTGGTCTTCCAAGACATTGACACCGACTATTGGCAGAACGTCCGCTGCGCCCCAAACTCCCGCTTTGGCGAGATCGCGTGGTACTACCCCACCACTGGCTCTGGTGGTGTCCCAACCAAATACGTCAAATACAATGCCCTGCTTAACCAGTGGGACTTCGGCACCCTTACCCGCACAGCGTGGATTGACCAAGGGGTGAACGGCCCGCCAATTGGCGCTGGGGGGGATTACAACATCTACCAGCACGAGACATCTAACAATGCTGATGGCGCTGCAATCAGTTCCTCGTTCCAGACGGGCTACTTTGCCATTCAAGATGGCGAACTGAAGACCTTCTTGGATCAAGTGTGGCCCGACATGAAGTGGGGTACTTACAATGGAGTTCAGGGGGCCACCGTGACCATCACATTTTACACGGTAGATTACCCTGGCGACACGCCGCAAACGTATTCCTTCACGGTCACGCAAGGCACCGACTTTGTCACCCCAAGGTTCCGCGCAAGGCTTGTGGCGATCAAGGTTGAAAGTAGTGACCTCAACTCCTTCTGGCGGCTTGGAAACATCCGATACCGCTACCAACCTGATGGGAAATTCTGATGTCATCGCTCTCAGACATTCTTACCGCCGCCAAAAACATTGCCTCCTCCATCAACGGCGTGGGGCAGACATACCTTCAGGTTCAAGGCAATCTGGTTTTAAACAACATATCGGCGGCTACCCTTGTCTCCACGGGGCAGGGCCGCTTGGCGTCAATCGCCGTACTTACCGCAGGGTCGGCGGTTGGTGCTGCGTACGATGCAACGTTGTCTAGCGCCACAACAAACAAGATCGTCACCATCCCGAACACAGTTGGCATGATTGTCGTCAACATTCCCACTAACAATGGTATTGTGATCGCACCCGGTACGGGTCAGGTCGTTACCGTCAGCTACTCGTGAGGTTGCAATGCCATTGAAAAAGGGTTCGTCCCAACAAACCATCTCCGACAACATCTCTGAGATGGTTGCCGCCGGACACCCCCAAAAGCAGGCGGTGGCCGCTGCCTTGCGGACGGCCCGCGCTCGTGGGGGTAAGGTCCACAAGGGTGCCATCCATAGCTCTGTGGCTGGCCGCACGGACCACCTGCCGATGCACGTTGCCTCTGGCTCTTACGTCATCCCCGCTGACATCATCTCGGCCATGGGCGAAGGCAACAGCATGGCGGGCTTCAAGATCGCCAAGGACATTTTCAGCGTCAAAAACATCACCAAGGGTACACCGTACGGTGAAAAGGGTCTGCCCTACAGCGTGTCCATGCCACGCAAGGCTGGTGGCGGTGGCGCTGACAGTGGTCAGGCAGCTAATAGAACAACTGGCGGCGGTGGCGCTGACAGTGGTCAAGCGGCCAACCGTGCGCCAGTGGCACGTCCTGCCCCTGTGGCGCGGCCTGTCGCTGCCCCAAATCGAGACAATAATGGCAACAACGGTGGCTATTCACAGCGCCCCCAAGCCCGTCCCGCCGACATGGCACCAGCGCAGGCCAACCGCTACACGGGCCTGTGGGACATGATCAACGGCGGTGGCCCAGGCGCTGGCTACACGGGTCTTGGCGACATGTTCAACGGTGGCGGCATGGGCGCTTCGCGCATGGGTCCAACCACTGGCGTTGCGGCCCGCGCCGCTGGGAATGCCACAGCCCCCGCCACAGGGTTTCAGAACACCTCACTCCTAAACAGGGCAGCGCCCCTGATCGGCATGATGGCTGCGGGGCCGTTTGGCATGATGCTTGGCAAGGGCTTCCGCAAAGACAATTCTGGCCAGACAGGGTTCAGCAAATTTGGTGATAAACTTGGCATGGCCGATGGCGGAGCGACCGATGGGGTGCCAATTGTGGCCGCTGGCGGGGAGTATGTTATTCCGCCGGAAGATGTTGTACATATCGGTGGTGGCGACTTGGACCACGGACACAAGGTCTTGGATGCTTTCGTGAAAAAGATGCGTCAGAAAACCATCAAAACACTGCAAAGCTTGCCTGGTCCGAAAAAGGATTAAATATAAATGACAGAAATCTACGTCCGCGAAGGGATTGCTGAAGACTTCAACGAGGTGATGCGTATGTCCATCGACGCCACCCGCGAAAACGCCTTCGTGGAGCCGGACATTCCGATGTTGCAGAACCACATATATGCGGCGCTTACCAAGCAGATGGGCTTGGTTGGCGTCATTGGTGGGGAGGCTGGGGAACCGCTTGAGGCCATGATTATCCTGCGGATCGGGTCCATGTGGTACAGCCACGAGAACATCTTGGACGAGAAGGCAATCTATGTCGCGCCGGAGTTTCGGTCGGCAAAAGGCGGTCGCGCCCGCAAGCTTGCGGAGTGGGCGAAGACCGTTTCAGAAAAACTTGGTATTCCTCTGGCGATTGGGGTATTGTCGAACACAAGGACTGAGGCAAAAATCCGCCTCTACGAACGTGTGTTCGGTGCCCCCGCTGGTGTGTACTTCCTGTATAACGCCAAAACGGGCCTGACTGAAGGATAAACGGAATGGGCGGCAAGAAGGCAACAACGACCTCCAAGGTTACCATTCCGCCAGAGGTCTTGGCGCGGTACAACGCTGTCAACGCACGGGCTGAAACTGCCGCAGCCAAGCCGTTCCAAGCTTTTGGGACCACGGCGGCTGACTATGTCGCCCAACTGAACGCTCGTCAGAACGCTGGCTTTAACGACATCAATGCCACGGCGGGGTCTTACCTGCCCTACATGACGGAAGCCACAACGGCCACGCGGGCGGGCTTGGGGCCTGCCTACGAGGGCATCGACAACTACATGTCGCCCTATATCAAAAACGTGGCAGACACCACTGGGGCATACCTGCGCCAGCAGCAAGAGCAAGCCCAGTCCGGCGCGCTTGGCAACGCCATCTCATCTGGGGCCTTTGGTGGTGACCGCGCGGGCATCGCCGCAGCCAACCTGCAACAGCAGAACCAAATGGCTTATGGCAAGACCATGGCCGACATCCTGAACCAAGGCTACACGCAGGCCCTTGGGGCATCTCAGGCCGATCTGGCGCGGCAGTTGGCGGGTGGTGAGCAGTTGGCTGGCCTTGGCGCTCAGTCGCAGCAATTGGGCCTACAGGGCGCGCAGGCGAAGATCGCGGCTGGCACGATGGAGCAGCAGACCGAACAGGCTGGCAAAGACGCCATGATCAATAAGTTCATGCAGGAACAGGGTTACCCCTTCCAAGTCGCCCAGTTCCTTGCCAACGTCGCAACAGGAACTGGCGCAGCCGCTGGCAGCACTACAACGACCCAGGCCCCGCGCAACTGGCTGGGTTTTGCTGATGGTGGGGTTGTTGGCCCCCGAACTTTCAGCCAGCTAGGCATTGGCGGCATGGGCTATGTCCCCGCTGGCGATCTTCCAGTTGGCCAATTGATGGTTGCCGATCCGCCAGATCAAGAGCAGGGTAAGGGCACTGAAGAAGTCATCAACCTGATCACCAAGTTTATGGGGGCTGCCCGTGGTGGCGTTATTGATGGCCGCCATGGCTATGCCCCCGGTGGTGTATCCGCGCCACCTCCCGTGTGGAACCCAATCACGCGGAAATACGAGGCAGCACCTGAAGCCACTGACGTTGTCGCCCCAGCCACACCCCCCGCTGGCGGCGTTGTTGCCCCAGTAACCCCAGCCGAACCCCCGGCTGGTGGCGTTGTCGCTGCTACAACCCCTGCCACTGGTGTTGTTGCGCCAGTAACGCGCCGCCCCGAACCAACCCCGACAGGTTGGGATACCTTCGGGCCTCAAGTGTCGCAGCGCGAAAGCGGTGGCGATCCCAACGCACTTTTGAACTTCTCCCAGCGTGAAGGCGGTCCGTTTGCTGGTGTGAACGTTACCGACATGACCGTTAATCAGGCAATCGAATTTGCCAAGCCGGGCGGCCCATATGCAAACTACAGCCGTGATCAGGTTGGCCGTGTCGCCACCCCAATGGGCGAATACCAGATCGTTGGGGCCACGCTGCGGCAGGCCAGAGACGACATGGGATTGACGGGCGACGAGGTAATGACGCCTGAACTTCAAGAACAGATCGCCCAACACCTTTACAACAACTATGGTGAAACGCCGTGGGCCGCATCGGCACCAAAGGACGGCTTGGGTGGCGCAGACCTGAACACGCAAATTATGACCATGAACGATGGTGTTGCTGGGGGCGGTAAGCCCTACGAGGATCGCAACTTCATTGGAAAGTTCTTCCATAACCGCGACGGCAGCATGAACTCCAATGCGATCATGTCTTTGCTGGGTGGTCTTGCCAAAGGGGCGGAAGCCCAGACGATCTCGCCGTTGGGCGGTATTCTTGCTGGCCTTGGTGGCGGCATGGAAACCTATAAAGAGCTTCTCAAGCAAACGCCCGAAGTTATCAAGGCAAACATCGAAAACACCAACGCCCTGCAAACGTCCTTCATGCGGGCTAAGGAGCTTGGGTATCCGGGGACCATTGAGGAATTTGCCAAGTCACAAGGATGGCAAAACAGCCCGTTTAATAACGGTAGTGAAGTTGGTGTTCAGCGCGTTCCGCCATATATGGGTGTTGCCCCCGTTGACATCTACGGCAGCGGAAGCAACGTTCCAATCCCGATCACGCACATAGATGGCACAACGCATAGCGTTCCTGCGGGATCGACGTACGGCTACCTAATGCAACGCCGCGATCTTCTTACGTCCACGGCAGGCTTGCAGTTCCCCGGAGCGCAAGACCAGATCAACGCTATTGACCAAAAGCTGGAAGCTATCCGAAAGGCAAACGGCTACGTTGTCGCCGCAGATGGAACGTCTGTGCTTGATCCGTCCTTTTCTGAAAACCAAGATGCAAGCATAAGCCGCGAAACCAAGAACGTACTGGGCATGCAGATCATTGAGCAACTTCCCGAACGGTCTGATATGTACCAGCAAAGCACGTCAAGCTTTGACCGTATCGCCCAAGCCTATGGGACGATTGGTTCTTCTGGCATGTCAATGGGTCCGGCCACGCAAGTGTTTAAGGAAGTTGGGACGCTCATGTCTCAGTTGGGCCTTCCGTTTAACAGCAATGCCACCGACGCATGGGCTGCGATGGATACCATTGGTAAAGAGCTTGCTAGTGAACTGACACGTCAGGGCGTCAACCTTAGCGACAACGCAAGAGACTATATGAACGGTTCCTTGCCAAATATCACGCTACAGAAGGCTGCAATTGCTGAAATTCTGGCCGCAAGGGAAGCGTTGCTGGAACGTGAGGGCAATACCCTTGAAGCCATAAATTCGGCTGGCGCTAACCCGTCTGCAATGTACGACGCAGACTTTACTGGGCGACAGCAGCCCGTGGAATGGGAAGACAAGCTTGAAAAGTACAAAAAGCTTCTGGGTATTGATGAGGAAGCAACCGCGCCTGCGCCGGGGGATATTGCGGATGGTTCCACCCTTGATTTCGACGACGGAAGAAACCGGGTCACGGGTACATGGAACAACAACGGACCACAAGGCCCTGCATACTACGGCCCAGACGGCACTTACCTTGGCACACAGTGAGGATAGAAAATGACTTGGACCTCAATTCCCGGGACCGCACAGCCTGCCAACCCTCCCGCTGCTGAAGCAACGCCGCCAAGAACATACAGATCGGTGCCCGGAACAGAAAACCTTCCGCCGAGCAATTCGATCTTTTCTTCGACCAACAACCCACGGCCCGTTGATATGGGGGGTGATCCCGTAATTGGGGTACTGCGTTCGGCAACACGCGGCGTCCTTGGCGAAGGGGTTCCTGCGCTTGTGAACGCTCCGTCAGCAACGATAAACTTGGCCGGAAAAGCGGACAAGTTCATTGACCCTTACATGCCGGAAATGCTGAAGACCAAAAACATAGACAAGGCAATTGACACCTATCTTCCGTCTTGGCTTTCGTTCCTAAAAAGCAGCGAAGAGATGCCCGATCTCTACACGCCAACTAAGAACGCAATGGCAAAGCTGACGATGGGCGAAAGCGAATATGAACCCAAGAACCTTGTCGAAAAAGGTGTTGCCCGGGTTGGCTCCTTTATTCCTGCCGCTGCGGCTGCGGTATTGACAGGTGGCGCTACGCTTCCCGAAGCTTTGATCTATGGCGCAGCCGCCCCCGCTGTTGCGGGCATGGTGGCGGAACCCGCTGGAACGGCGCTGGCCACAAAGCTTCAACTTGAAAACCCGGAGGCGTATGGCACTGGGGCGCGGATCGCTGCGGAAATGCTTGCCCCCGCTGGCGTAAGCCGGGTAGGCCGGATCGGGGCGAAACCGTTGCCGGGTGCATCTGACCGCCTTAATGACCTGACCGAGCTTAACAACCTTGGCATCGAAACAACCGCAGCCCCATTTCACCCCGCTGGCATCCAGAGGGAAGCCGCATACGCACGGGAAGCCGCTAACCCACGCCTTGCTGCGATCCACGGCAAGCAGGATGAGATGTTCACCCGCCATATGCTGGATAATGTCGGCATCGACGGCACCACCTCGGCTAAGTACGGCTACGGCGACGTGTTGACGCCAGACAACATGAAGAAAACCTTTTCCGAAGAACTTGATGCGGTGGGGAAGGGCATTGGAAGCATTTACGAAAATGCAAACATCCAACCAACTTTAAACGACATTTCTAGGCTACGCCAAATCCGAACCGACTTCGGTTTGCCGCCACCAATCTATGGGAACATGTTTGGGAAAGACCTGCACTTAATCCGCCAAGACCTGAACGACATCATATCGGGCGCACGTCCAGTGTCGCGTCAACTTGTTGATGATGCAAACAAGGCCCGCGATGAACTGGATGCCATGTTCGCAAGGTCCGCTGGTGCAGATACTGCCGACGCGCTAAAGGCGGCCAATGACAGATTTGCTCGGATGAAGATCATTGAGCAATCTTTTGGAGATAGTGGCCTTGTGGACCCGAAGCGCATGGTGGCAACCATTTCTTCGGCGACGGGTAACCCGGGTTCCATGCTAAAGGTTTCCGAGCTTGCAAAGAACTATCTGATCCAAAACGGCATCAGACCCACTGCTGACGCCATGCAAAAGGTCATAGGCTGGCTTGTCACTGGCGGTGGCGGCCTTCTAAGCGGCGGGATTTCATCTATCGGAATGGGATTTGGTTTAAAGCCTGCGCTTATTGGTGCCGGAACAGCCGGGCTGTCCTTGCTTGGCCGTGCTGCCTATAACGCTGCCAAGAACAGCAAGCTTGGTACGCAATTAGGTCAAAACATATCGCGCAGGCAGGGCATCTATGGTGACGTTCCTATTGCCCCCATAACCGCACCCGCTGCGATAACCGAAACCGGGAACTACATTGAGCGCCTCGCCCCCTACAAACGCGGTGGCCGCGTGTCTTCCCACGAACATGCGGCAGACCAGTTGGTCAAGGCCGCAGAACGTGCTAAGAAGGGATGGAGCGCCAAAACCGAACCGCTGCTGAACCAGAGCGATGACGCGGTGGCCTACGCCCTAGAAGTTGCGAACAGGAGCATTTGATGACCACGACCAACAAGAGCCTTTCAGAACCCGCCAACGGCTCTCTAAACTGGGACACACCCCTGAATGCTAACTTTGGAATTATTGACAGCGCATTTGGCGGTAATGTGACTAAGACGGTTACGGGTCTAACCACCACGCAAACCCTCGCCGCAGCGGACTATCAGAACCTAATCATCATATTTTCTGGGGTGTTGTCGGCCAACCTGATCTATCAGGTGCCATCGGGTGTTGGCGGCCAATGGCTGCTTATCAACGGAACAACGGGGGCTTTCACGCTGACGTTTCGCACGGCAGCGGCTGGCACAACGGTTGTGGTGCCAACAGGATACAACGCCACGGCATATTCGGACGGCACCAACGTTTATACCGAAACATCTTTGACCAGCCCAATCATGTCGGCCCCGACAACTTCTGGAACGATCACAATTACAGGTGGAACGCAAAGCTGGACCGTTATCGCATCGGGAACAAACCTGACTTTTGCCTATAACGGCGTCAATAAAATGCGCTTGGACAGCAGTGGCAACCTGACCGTAACTAGCAACGTCACGGCCTACGGAACCATTACATGACCTTACCAAGTGGAACGATCTCATTATCTCAGGTGAACACAGAGCTTACTCTGTCTGCCACGGCTCTTATCAGTTTGAATGACGCCGCTGTCCGCTCCTTAGCTGGTGTGGCAAGTGGCGCGATTAGCATGAGCGACCTTCAGGGCAAGACATATAATTTTACTTTTAGCATCTCCGCCAACGCCGCAAACGTAAACTTGCGGACAGCGGCTATCGCGGCAGGCTGGAACCAGACGATCCCAGTCGTCGCCACTATTGAAACAGGCGTGGTTATATCTTCCAGTTCGACAGCAACGGACGCACTGACAATAAACGGCGCTTGGGCAGGGGGCGTCACGCTGGTCAATAACGGGACCATTGTTGGCAAAGGCGGCTTGGGCGGTAGCGGTGGATCAGGAGTAGATAGTGCATCCGCACAGGCAGCGGGAACCGCTGGCGCGCCAGGCGGGCGGGCGCTCTTGGTTTCGTCGGCAGTCTCCATCAACAACACCTCTGGCGTCATAGGTGGCGGTGGCGGCGGTGGAGGCGGTGGCGGTGCAGCATATACAACAGGCACTTACGGCCAACAAGAAAATACCTATTATTGCTACACATCAGGCGGTGGCGGTGGCGGCGGTGCGGGCGCTGGCGGCGCTGGGGCAGCGGGGTCTGGTTCTGGCGGCACGGATAACGCAGGGAATACAGTGGCAGTCGCAGGAACAGCGGGCGGCGCTACTACCGCAGGGGCGGGTGGCAATGGCGGTGTTAGGCAGACCACTAGGAACAGCGTTCAGGGCGGAGGGAATGGCAATGGTGGCAGCATGGGCGTAGCTGGCGGCGCGGCTGGGGGGTCGAGTGGAAGTGGGGATAGTAACTACTTGGGATCAAACGGATCAGGCGGCGCAGCGGGCGCGTGCTTGTCTGGCAACGCAAATATCACTTGGATAGCATTCGGATCAAGATTAGGGGCAATAACATGATCACTTACGAAGTCAC